CTTAGTAGTAAGCGCAAAAACCAATGATACCTTTGTAGATAATAGTGGAGCTATCTTTAAGTACCAGAAAACTAAAAGGTGTGATATTTTGTGTTTTGAAATTAAAAGCGTTATTTTTGCTAATTCTAAAGCTATAGTGCATTTTTGGGACTACCCAACTCCTCTAGTCATACCTAGTAATATATATGATATTTCCTATAAATATGCCTGTATTGTAAAATATGGGGCATATTATATGCTATATAGTTTGGAGGAGAACTATATAAAACCATTCAAGAAAAGACTATAATGAAAGCAGTAATAAGTAATAGAATATACCTAACATATAGCGATGAACTTTTAGAGTCTTTAAAAGGTAAGTTAACTTACTCTTTTCAGCCCTCCAACCCAGAAGCATTACCTGAAGTAGTTTGTAATGTAACTTGTATAGGCGAGAGAGCAATAACTATACCTTCGGGAAGAACAGATTTAATACCTAAAGGCTGGAGTGTAGAAAATAAGCGCGTAGCACCACCTTTTAGATTTCCTAGTATGGCTAATAATATAGTACTGCGAGAGGATCAACAAGAGATTTACGACTTAGTTACAGGTGATTGTATTATAAACGCGTCTCCGGGGTATGGAAAGACTTTTACTGGGTTAGCTATAGCTGCTAAGCTTGGATTAAAAACATTGATAGTGGTTCATAATGTGCCACTGCGTCAGCAGTGGGAGGATGAATACTTTAAAATGTTTGGTGTGAAAGCAGGAGTCATAGGCAGTGGGCTTAAAGAGATTGATAAGCCTGTAGTAATTGCTAACGTTCAAACCCTTACAAAGATAGCTAATGATGTGTCTGGTCTCTTTGGGCTACTGATAATGGACGAGACGCATCATTGCCCTGCAACAACCTTCAAGAATATAATAGACAAGTCAAAAGCAAGTATTAAAATAGGTTTATCCGCTACGCTTAACAGACGCGATAAGAAGCATATAATGCTACCAGACTACTTCGGCAAAAAGCTTTATGTACCTAAAGAGCAGAATAGGATGAAACCTACTGTTACTATGGTTTACACAGACTTTGAGTTATCTAGTAATAGAATGATACCTTGGGCAACTAAGATTAATACTCTAGCCAATAACCTAGACCACAGGCACTTAGTTATAGACCTAGCTAAAACGTGCATAGCGGAGGGTAGAAAAACTATAATACTAGGAGATAGAGTAGAGTACTTAGAATACTGTGCCTCCTTGACACCTAGTTCTGTTTCAGTAACGGGGGGTACTGAAGATCGTAAGGCTTTACTTAAGAGAGTGTTCACCGATATAAATGCTATATATGGTACCACTTCCATATTCAAAGAAGGAATATCAATAGATATACTTAGTTGTTGTATCTTAGCATTTCCTATCAGTCATTTAAACCTAGGTATGCTAGAGCAAATAATAGGGCGTATAACGCGCGAATACGAAGGTAAGCAAGCACCTTTACTGATAGACATATGTTATAGGGGTGCTACAGGTAAAAGACAAGCAGCAGGAAGATTAAATTACTATATTAATATGGGCTATAAAGTTAAAGAGATTCAGTTATGAGTGCGATAATACGATATAATATGCCTGCTTTACTGAAGACATTTAAAGGTGATGGCAGGAATATTTTATACCACTTAGAAAGACGAATAAAGGGCAAGTTACTTAGTAACTTAGATACATACGCAGTAGCCGGACCCCTCCCCTCATTTTTACTTGAAGACGAAGCTTATATTTGCTATAATAGTAAAACAAATAAGAAATTAATAAAGAATACAACCATAGACGAACGTATAGTGTATTTATATCTAGCAGGCAAGCGAGACTACTTAGAGTATACCACTAAAGGTATAAAAACAATTCCAATCGAGTTTGCAGACTTACCAGTTCATAAGCTAAGACTGAATAAGTTGCTAGAAATAAAGAATGGCTTAATTTACTTTAAAAATGTACCTACAGAGTAGGGACTAAGAGGAAACAAAGAATGGCGATTAAATTCAATAAAACAAACGGTTCTGCTAAAAAAGGTGAGCTAGAATACTTCAAATTTAAAGACGGCTCAAATGTCTTTCGTATGTTTGGTGATATTCTACCACGCTATGTATATTGGGTACGAACACGTGATGGTAGCGGAAGCGTACCTATTGAATGTCTCTCTTTTGATAGAGATGAAGAAAGATTTACAAACGTAGAAAAAGATTATGTAGCTGAGTACTTTCCAGATATTAACTGCGGCTGGTCTTACATGGTTTTATGCATCGACCCAGCTACTGGAACTGTTAAAGCTATGGGGCTTAAAAAGAAAATGTTTGAGCAAATTATCTTAGCTTCTGAGGATTTAGGAGATCCAACAGACTTAGAAACTGGCTGGGACGTAGTAGTTAGTCGTAAGAAAAATGGGCCTAAAGCTTTCAACGTAGAATATACTGTTGATGTGTTAAAGTGCCAAAAGAACCAAAAACCTATAACAGAAGATGAAAAAGCACTTATAGAAGCCGCTAAAACGATTGAAGAGTACTACCCTCGTCAATCTCCAGCAGATCAGTTAGCTTTCTTGAAACGTTCAATTCTTCCAGAAGAAGAAGAATCTAATGTGGACGAAGAAGCAGTTGATAATCTTAAAGATGATGATTCTGACGATGAAGATGTCATGAAAAAAGCTAAAAACACTGATTACTTAGACGATGATATCCCTTTCTAGATACTAGTAAGTAACTACTTAATTAAGCCCCATTTATTGTGGGGCTTTTTTATTTGTTGGAGAAATATGAAGATTTTGTTCACAGCGGATTTACACATCAAGGTAGGTCAGAAAAACGTGCCAAGAGACTGGCAAAAGAATAGGTTCTCTATGTTCTTTAAAGAGTTATGCGCTTTAGCAGAAAGAGCAGATATAATCATTCTTGGAGGCGATATCTTCGATAAGGCGCCCAATCTCCAAGAGCTTCAACTCTATTTTGAATTGGTTACGTGCCTGCCTATAGATACGTATATTTATGACGGCAACCATGAGAGTACGCGAAAAGGTTACACGTTCTTTGAAACATTGAAACCAGTAACCGAGTCACTAAACCCTAAAGTCAAAGTACTTTTAGGTGCTCAGCAAATAGAAGTACTTGGTGAGAAAATTGACTTCTTACCTTATACTGAACTTTACAAAATAGGTAAAGATGAATTCACTGAACTAGATTCAGACCTTCTATGCACACACGTACGTGCGGACATACCTCCACATGTGGTTGCTGAGGTAGACTTACAGTTTTTCAAAAGATGGACTACAGTATTAGCAGGCGATTTGCATAGCTACACAAATAGTCAAAGGAATATATTATATCCTGGGAGTCCTCTAACGACCTCCTTTCATAGAAAAGAAGTCAAGACTGGGGTTTTACTCTTTGATACCGAAGACCATTCACACGAGTGGATAGTACTAAACCTACCCCAATTAGTAAAGAAAACCATAAGCGATCCTGAAGATGCTATATCTACAGCTTTTCACCATACTATATATGAGATAAAAGGGTCTAGCTTAGAGCTAGCAGGGGTAGATTCTAAAAATGACCTAATAGACAAGAAGCTAGTAACTAGAGAGTATTCAGCAACTCTTGATTTAGGAAATAAAGATATGAGGGAAGAATTGATAATATACTTAGAAGAGATTCAGGCTTTATCAGATACAGAAATTTCTAAAGTAGTGAGGGTCTTTGATGATTACTATTCAAAAGCTTAGGTTCCACAATTGGTTTTCTTATGGTAGTGATAATGAGATAGACTTTACTAAAGATTCACTCACACAAATATGTGGGGTTAATGGCTCAGGTAAGAGTTCTATACCTTTGATACTTGAGGAAACTCTATTTGGTAAGAATAGCAAAGGTATAAAGAAAGCAGATATACCCAATAGAGCATTAGAAGGATGTGCTGTAGATAGCGTAGTCTACTTTTCAGCTAATGATATACAGTACATAGTAAAACTACAGAGAAAAGGTGCTAGTACAAAACTGATTTTAATTCAGGCAGGAGAGGATATATCTAGCCATACAGCCACAGGGACATATGCTCAGATCTCTAATATACTAGGAATTGATTACAAGTTATACACACAATTAACATACCAGAGTAGCACAAGCAGTTTACAGTTTTTGAAAGCTACAGATACAGAGAGAAAGAAATTCCTTATATCCTTATTCAACCTAGACGAGTACCTAGGTCTGCACGAAACGTTCAAAGCTGAGCATAAAGCAGTAAGTACTAAACTGACTTATATTTCTGGGCAAATGAGCGCGTCCACTACGTGGTTGGCAGCCCATAAAGAATTTGACTTCACTGAGAAAACAGAAGAAGTTGAGCTACCTCTTAATACAGAGGCAGTAGACAAGTTAGCAGCAGTTAGGCTAGATATAGCTAATATTAAAAAGATTAATGAAGAAATAAATAGGAACAACACGTATAAGTCCGAACTTGCTTTAATAGATAAGGATCTACTTACTTACAACAAAGCTAAGCCTATTCAGTCAGAAATGACAGACCTAGAAGTGGAACTGAAAGTTTTACTTACCGAGGTAGCTACTGCAAAAAAAGATATAGTATCGCTAGAAGAAAAAGGTAAGGATAAAATATGCAAATCCTGTTTGCAAAATATCCCAGCAGAGGATGTTAGTAGTATAGTAGTAAACCGACGCAATTTCATAAAGGTGAAAAGTGAGCAAGGTACCTTTAAAGCTAAAGAGCTGGAAATACTTAAAACAGAAAATCAGGCATACGGTAAACACAAGTCTGCTATATTCAAGTTTGAGAAGCTAACAAACTATATAGACCCAGATATTTCCGAGAGTGTGATTGTAGATGCGGAGCTGGCTGATCAGGCTATAGAGCTAGAAGCGCAGATAGTTAAAGATAAAGAAATATTTGAAGGCACTAGGTCTAGGAACTCTAAAGCCCAGACACATAATGCCAAAATTGATGTAGTTTTAGAGGAGTTAAAATCTCATGAAAAAATTGTACAGGATACTAGAACAAAAACTGCTACTATACAAGATAAAGTGGCTATTCTACAAATGCTCAAAGATTCTTTCAGCACGTCGGGACTTATAACCTACAAATTAGAGTTCGTAGTTAAAGCCCTAGAAGAAGAGATAAATGAGTACCTAACCGAGCTATCTTCTGGTAGATTTCAATTAGTGTTTGTATTAGTAAAAGATAAACTGAATATCGAGATAGTAGATCAAGGAACAAGCATAAGTATTGCAGCCTTGTCTGCGGGAGAGTTAGCTAGAGTGAACACCGCTACAGTATTAGCTATACGTAAGCTCATGGCTAATATAAGTAAAACTAAACTAAACCTACTCTTTTTAGACGAAATAATGGGTGTGCTAGACGATGAAGGAAAGGACACTTTAGTTTCATTACTTATGCAGGAAAACTTAAATACCTTTATTATTTCCCACGAGTATGATCATCCTCTAGTTCCTCAGGTTTTAGTTGTTAAGAATAGTGAAGATATATCAAATATAGAGGGGCAGTAAATGGCTACTGAAATTATAAATGAAAAAGTATGTAAGAAATGTGGTGAAGTAAAAACCTTTGACTTGTTTAGTAAGGATAACAGGCGTAAAAACGGCATAACTTGTAAAGCTTGTAAAAATCTTAAGAACAAGCAGTATTATGCAGACAATAGGGAAGAACTAACAGGCGTTAAATGGCATGTCGATCATATAGTTCCTTTACAAGGAAAATTTGTGTCAGGATTACATTGTGCTGATAATATACAGGTTATAACAACAACTGAAAACTTAAGTAAAAGTAATAAGTGGGATCCTTTAACTAATGGCTAAAATAGATAGCCGTGCCAAAGGGGCGCGCATTGAGGCAGGTATAAAGAAGAAACTTACAGAGCTTACAGGTTTAAAGTGGGAAAGAGTGCCCGGCTCTGGCGCATTAAATGAAGTACACAAACTTAAAGCTGACCTTTATATACCCGATGAAAGCAATATTTTTGCTGTTGAGGTTAAGGGCTACGCAACTGATCACATAAACAGTGGACTACTAACCCACAAAACTCCACAGATAGAGGAGTGGTGGATTCAAGCAGTTAGGCAGGGTAAGCAAGTACAAAAACGACCACTTTTAATATTCAAGTATGATAGGAGTAAGGTCTTCGTTTGTTTCCAGGATGAACCTGTTGAAGAGTATAGATACTTGTACTATTCTCACTTAGATGTATACATTGCTTTACTAGAAGATTGGCTTTTAGATAAGCCTAAATTTATAAA